AATTAAAAAAGCTTATACAAAAAACCAACAATTACCAAAAATAGAATCTTATTATAGAATATATGTTAGGGAGGGTCAAACAGAAGTTCAAGTCCAGGATTGGACTAAACTAAATAGAACTCCAAATGAATATTATTTTATATTTGATACAAGAGATAAAATACCTAATGAATATTTTATTGATATTAAAGTGATTTCGTCGGGAGAGATAAATACTTATAAGAAACAGATAAAGTTTCAAATAGTTAATAAAAAATAAAAAAATAAAAATATGACAAATTATTTAGTACGAAATTGTATTACTGAAGATACAAATATTGTTTCTTCGAGTGACACCTTAAATCTAGGTGACTTTATAAGTTTCTATTTTTCAGAAGCCATTTATTGCGGAGTAGTAGTAGAAGAAACCATAGATCCTTCCGATTCAGTCCTTGGGGACACGTATGGTACTTGTTGTGAATGTTTTCGAGAAAACGGTTTAAATTTAGTATTTGAAACATGTGGAGATGATCCATCAGAATTTATTATAAATTCACAAGCTTTTTGTCCAGAATTTCAACCACCGTTTTTTTTATTTGACTATGCAGTCGATGATACCACAGTTTGTGCTCAACTTATTGGTGCTATTAGTGATGACCCTACTGAAGGATACAGCTCACACGATTCCTCAATTTACGATGATTGTGATTGTACTACTACAACAACTACTACATCACCACCAAGAAGTGCAAATACAGAAAATTTTATTTGTATTCCAGATTGTGAATTTACTGGATCAACAGCTGTAACACCACCACACCCAGTATGGACAGATGGTTATGGAACACCTGTAACACAATTAAATATGGTTGTCTTAGGAGGACCAAACGGATTAAATGCTTAACATATTAGATATGAATTTAGATAGAATAATTAGAAAGGTTTTAAGAGAAGAAGAACACGGGTCGTCAAGATATATGTTCTTTTCAAACCTACAACAAATGAGAAGACAATGTGATTTATTACTTGATTTAGATGAAGAAATGGTTGAGTCAATTTTAGAAAATGGACATGACTGGGCCCAAGATCACATAGCTGAAGCAAAAAACAATATGGATCAAGTATTTGATTTTATTATGAATGAATCAAAAAAAGATGGTATTGAAATGTCAATGAATATTGATGATAAAGATATGGTGATGGCTGAAGGAAGAAAAAAAACTGGAACAAAACTATGTGCCAGAGGAAAGGCAGCGGCCAAAGCAAAATTTGACGTGTATCCTAGTGCTTACGCCAATGGTTACGCCGTACAAGTTTGTAAAGGAACAAAACCAGGTCTTGATGGTAAAAAAAGATGTTCTGGGGCATATTGTTAAAAATAACTTAAAATAATTTGGAAGTATAATTATTTTTTTTATATCTTTGTGGAGTTAAGTTAAAGATATGATAAAAAGAATAGTCAGATTTTTTAGGAGGTTAAAATTAAGATTTTACTTATTAAGTAAAAAAGGTAAAATGTTTAAAACATATGAAGAAGAAGTTTCATCTTATGAGAAAACTTGTTTCCAAATTTGCCTTCAAGTGATAAAACACCCATCAACCAAATTTATGATTGCACCAATGTCAAATAAAAGGTATATTGAAAATAAAGAAATCGACCTTTTTATTACTATGGATTATGGTAGAATCGATTTAACAAATCACATATATCATTATAGTGTTAAACTTACCGGTAGAGATTGGGAAAGAGTCACATATATTTTTGATATGGAAACAGAAAAAAGAAGATTAAAATACGAAGAAACAATCAACTCTCAGATTAAAAATTCGTTACATAATGTATTAGAAAGAATTTCAAATAGTAATAACCAATAATTTATATAATATGAAAAAGTTAGTTTTAGTTTTAACTTTATTATTTTCTTTTAATTCTTTTGGTCAAAAAGAAGGTTACCCAACTGTAATGCCAAAGCCAAAACCGATTGAAAGGTCAAATATTGAAACGGTAAGTGTTAATAAATAAAAATTCTATATTAATGGTGTTGACTTTAGTGACTCTCACGATGGTGAAAAGAGTTTAGCTCTTGCAATGAACAAAATGTCAGATGAAGAACTTTTAGTTTTTATAAAAAAATATCTACTAGTTGATAGTGGTGTTCCAGAAAAAAAAGATTAGAAAATTGAATTCGGTAAGTTATAAGCAACCGAGCTATTTTCAAAAAAAGTAATCCATTTTTCTGAAGTTTGACCGCCTGCGTCAACACCGTTTTGCATTACTTTACAAAAATATGACGGTGTTGCTGTTGTTGACAAATAAATAATATATTTTAACGCCTCATTCCAATAAAAATTAGGAAGCCTACTTTTAATAAAGTCCATTATTTCTTGGTTTGGTTGTGATATTGTTAAAAATAATAATTCATTAGTTCGTTCTTGAATCCCATCATTTGGTATTGCACTAGTTTTTATTTTTTTTATAGAAAATTGTCCTGGTTCTGTTTCACTAAAAAAAGTATAATCTAAATATTCTTTTTTATTACCATTTAAATAGTTGACACATTTTAAATCTAACCTACCAATACCTTAAATTTTATTTGTATCTTCATTTAAAACACGTTTAACAATTCTTGTTAAATCATTTTCTGTTAATGTGATAATTCTTCTTTTTATATTTTCATTCGTTTTTTTCGTATGTGATACCATTACTGGTTTTTGACCTTTTCCAGATTGTGTGTCATTTTTTTCGGCTCTTCTTTTTTGTTGACAAGCATTTCTTTTTTGTGAATCTGACATTTTTCCTGCCACACCTGCCGCTCTACATTTAGGATAAGAACCGGTGCTAGCGTCTGATCTACCACAAGGTGGATGTTTACCATCTACTTTTCTACATATATCAACCCAAGGTCCTTTTGGTTCTGAAGAACCTTTTGGTTTTTTCTTTTTACCAAACCATACAGCAAGATCTTCATTCATTTTTTGTTTTTTAATAATATCTTTTTTTGTTACTGGTTTTCTTTTTAAAGGTCTATACCATTCAATAGGGTCATTTGTTAGTTGTCCTTTTGATAATTGTGATTCGTGTTCACCATCAACATCATATGTTGGAACCTCAAAGTTACCGTGTTGTGGTTCCCAACCACCAACTACTTTATGTACATTTTTTTTTGTTGTTCTTTTTTTGAAGACATTATTTGGTGGATTATCGCTTTCAATATCAAAAGCACCTAGTTCTGATTTTTTCCATTTTCTTAAACCAAGTTCTTGTGGACCAGAATATTCACCAGCAGTTGTTGTTGTTGTTATTTCGTTAATTTTTGATTTATTTTTTTTATGTTTTACTGGGACTATTTCTAATTTTTTTGAATTTTCTTTACCACTTGGAGTTCTGTTCAAAACATTACCATCTTCATCACTATTAGTTGCTTCTGGATGCCTTTTTATAAAATTTGATATCTTTCTTGCTGTTTTTTCTAAACTTTGCCTTTGATTTTTAGTTAAATCCCAATCGTGGTCATAACTATCGTATGCAACTAAAGGACTTTTATAGTTTGTTAAAGAATCTGTAAAAGGTGCTAATTTTGATTTATCAAAATCACGTATTCCAGGTTGTAATGGTGGTGCAAAAGACCCCCTACTACCGGTTGAGTCACCAGTCGCTTCTTTAAGTACATTCTTTATTATCTCTTCTATTTTCATATATTTATATAAATATCATAATTTATGGAAAATGAAAATAAACTATTCGGTAATTTATTTGGTTCTATTAACCTTTTAAGTGAAGATCATCTCGATGTAATTCTTACAACTATGGATAGAGAACATTCAATTTATTATTTAATTGAATCAGTAAAAGCAGCACATAAAAGAGGTGCTTTTAGTATAGGTGAAGTTGAAGTAATTTCAAAGGCTATTAGAACGATTTCTAGTAAGGCTAAGTGAATATAGTAAAACGTGTGTGTGATACGCAACCAAAGTAATTATTCCCCAAGTTTCAGCCCAGAACAATCCATGAAACAAAAACAAAGCCGAAATTAAAAATATCCCAAGGTAGTATCTGAATTTTTTTATACTCCAGAGTGACACACCAGAAAATATAAAAAATAGTATTGCAAAAATATTATGTAATACAAAATAATCTGTAACCGGAAACGATGTTAATAATAAAAGAAGTAACGCTGGGATTCTCCATTTAGGTATTTTAAAAAAGAAAAAACTAACAAGAGCATTTGTGATAATAAATAAAGGTTGTAGTGGTGTGTCCCAAACTCTTGATATTGCGTGATTGTCACCGTATAGGAAATAAACAATGAAGGGTTGTGCTAACGCCAAAAACGATGTGAACAACCTTTCAAACATATCCCATCTATTCATCTTCCTTAATTAGATTATAATTTATTTGATTTTCGGATATTTTCATCACCCCACAATGGTTGTAGGTTGTCTAATGACCAACAAGACATAAATTCGTTATCACCAATTTCTGTAATTTTAAAAGATGATATTGGTTTTATATGGTCTACGTGCCACTCACCATAATTGTCCCAAGTCATATTATCTTTGAATTTACTTTCTAAATGTTCTATTAAGTTTTCTGGTGAATATTTTAATATATCAAAATAATGTCCGTTTTTTTGAACTTGGTTTTCTTTTAATACTTGATAGATTGCCGTTCTAAAATTATTAATTAATTTATAAATTGGGTCATTTGCTTTACGGGTTCTTTCGTAGTTTCTTTTATTTTCACGAATTTTGTCTATGTTTTTTTCGCGGTATTCTTTTAAATATTGTTTTCTATGTTCTTTGTTTTGTTCATACCAATTTTTAGAATTTAAATCTAATTTTTCTTTATTTTTTTGTCTATATTTTTTATCTGCAATTTTTTTACCACCTATAAATCTTCTTCCAGAAGGACCAACTTGAATACCACTTTCTTTCAAAATTCTTAAAATGATTTGTTGGTTTATATTTAATTCTTTTGAAATTGATTTAGAACCTAATAATTCATCATTATACATTTTAAGTATTACATCAATAATTTCTTGTGTTGGTACATATTTCTTCATATTAATAAATATGAACTATTCTATCTAAAAATCTATAGTTCCCATAATAAAAATAAAAAAGGAGACAATTTATTGTCTCCTTTTTCTTATTTAGTTAAGATTTTGATTATCTCAATTCTCTTAAATCAAATGTACGAACTCCATCAACGGTAACACGGGCATAGAAGCGGTTATTTACCATTTTTTTCGCATATCTGGTCATAATACCTTTGATAGGCGTAAAGTTGAATGGGTTATACATTGTAGGTGTTAATTGAAGAGGTACATACGGAGCGTAGATGTATCCAGTGTCTAATAAAGAAGTACCTTTATGACCCAACAAGATTGTGTTTGGTGGGAAGTAAGGGTCTCTATACACTTGGTAACGACCAGCTAAAGTACCAACTCTTTCAATACCCATGTTGTATTGGTCTTGCTCAGGAGACGCGTTAGATACGTGGAAGTATTCTAAGTCATCAAAGATTGCAGAAACTTCAGAAGATACAACAATCCAGTTAGCACCACCTCTCAAAGTTGATTTGTGAATTTGTGCAGACAATTGGTTGATTGCAGTAATCAAAGTTTGGTTCCAATCTTTTTGAGTATAAGAAGTTGTTAAAGACAATCTTCTCCATCCGTTGTAATCCCATCTTAAGTTCCAAGCAGCACCTTTTCTCAAATCTCTCATGATTTCTCTATCGATTTCAGCAGCAACTTGCTCAGAAAGTAATGCTGTAAGTTCAGCTTCAGCATCGATGTTGTGGAACGCAGCAACGTCTTGAGCAAGCTCTGGAGACCATTGTGCTCTTAATTTTCTTTCAGTTACAGAAACTGTTACAGATTCCAAATCAAAAGAAACTTCTCCGATTTTTTCTTCGAATTCTAATTCTTCATATCTTCTCCATACAGCAGTAAATGATGTTCCAGAAGTAATTGCAGAAATAGAAGAACCTGTGTATCCGTCAAGTGAATCAGAACCACAAGATGCACAAGCAGGGCAAGAAAGGTCAACTTCTAAGAAGATACAACCATCCGCATCACAGATATCGTAGAAAGATCCACCATTTCCAGTTGTTGGGAAAGTTGTTCCTTGTTGACTACCGTATTGAACGATTCCTTTACCATATTTTTGAGTAACAACTCTAAATAAAAGTGGTGTAGATGCAGTAGGTAATGGACATACGTTAGAAGCCGCAAACGCAAGACCTGTATTAGGTAAGATTTTCAAATCAGAAAGGAAAGTTTCAGAATCGATTTCATTACCATCAGGACCAATTAATTTACCAGCACCTAGTACGTTAGTCCATCCACAAAGTTTGATAAGAACTTTTCTTGTGTTACCAGTATAAGCATTAACTGTTGTTCCTATTGCATCAGCTAAATTACCATTTGACCAAACAACAACTGTGGCTGGAGCTGTAATTGCTGACCAACGACCTTTTGAGTAGTCAAATAAACCGGCAGGATCTAATCCTGGTTCTGCACCTTCATAGAATAAATCATAAAGATTTTTTGCATAAGGATACCCAGTATCATAACCTTGTCCTGGACTATTTTGTGTTAAATTAACAGCTTCTGGAGAACCAACTGGTGGATAATGAGCTGCGTCACCTGCTGCAACATCAGTAGAATATCCTTGGATTTTAGGTACAAAGTAGAACAATTTACCAATTGGTAAGTTCATAGCTTGTACAGATACGATATCGTTAGCTAATAATTTAGAAAAAACTCTTCTAACGATAGGAAAAACAACAGTTTCGAAAGCTCCGTTTGAACCTTCAGAAGTTGCTTCGTTAATTAGGTGAGACGCTTGGTTTTCATACAACTGCGCAACGTTCTCTTTTAAATGTCCTCTAAGACCTTCTAGGAATCCTAATCTATCCCATTTGTTAATTGTATCTTCTTTGATAACTTTTAGGTGTTTTAGACCTATGTTACCAACAAGACCTGATTCTAATAATGCTCCCATTTTTATTTGTTTTTTTTGTTTTATTTTTTTATTTATGTATATTATAAATATACTGTTTTTTTAAAATGTTTATTTTATTTTCGTCATTAAGTCTTTCATTCGTAAAAATTGTGGATTTTCATACGTTTTTGATTCAATCAAATTTACTGCAGATCCAGTAGATGGAGTAATTTCAACTCTTCTCTGTACCGATTCTGTAATCGTATTTTCACTTGTTTTTACATTTCCTAATTCAGACTTTAATGTTCTGTAAAGATTTTTAGATTCTTTTAAAGTTTCAACATTGTCAAATCTTCTAAGAATATTTATCTTTTCTTGTTTAGTTGTTGAATGCTCAGTAAATAGTCTTGTAGCGTATGCAAGGTTAGAATTAAATACCGCAACTTCATTTAATTTAGTTCTAAATAAATCAAGTGCTTTTCTGTATTCGTCATTCTTAGTTCTTAACAATTCAAGTTCTTCTGTACTTTCTTTTCTTAGGTTAGCTGGTGCTGTTCTTCTTTTATTTACACCACCTTCACCCCAAGACTTACCATTACCTAAAGTTCTTGAAGCTTCTTTAAATTCTGATTTTCTAGAAGTTGGTTTTACCTTGAATTCACCATTTAAGTTTTCACCTTCTTTGTATTCAAATTTTGCTTTACCAGTACCCATAGTTTTGTTGGCATTTTTCTTAACAGTTTTAAAGCCACCATCCATATTTGGTTTTTTACTCATTTTATACTTAGAAGCATTACCCATTCCAACACCTTTTGCTTTGAATCCTTTTGACTCCATCATTCTATGGTTACGAATATCTTCAAAATCGTCTTCCATAAATTCAATTGGGGTTTCAGAATCTTCAAAATCCATCATATCATCATCCAATTCTAATTCATAGATGTTTTCAGTTCGTTCTCTAGAAGATTCTTGACCATTATCCATAGTGATTGTTTCTTTATCTTCCCCAAATTCTGAATAATCAAAATCATCTTCTTCTTCGAAATCAAAATCATCTTCTTCTTCGAAATCAAAATCATTAGATTTAAATCTTCCACCCATAGGATCTTGATTAAGCATTCCTTTTTTTCTAATACCCATATCCAATTTGTTCATAGGCATATAGTCGTCATCATCTTCTTCATCATATGACATAAAGCTGAAATCATCGTCATCTTCAAATTCATCTTCATCTTCATCTTCACCATCAGAATGATGTGAATACATATCAAATTCAGATTTTCCAAATTCTTTCAATTCACTATCATCCATCATCGATTCAGAAAGTTGGATAATATATTCTGTATCGTTTTCGTTATCTGATAAATGTATCATATTATCGTCTCTTTTTACAATAACACCATCGTTATCACCCATTGCTCTAAATACTCTTAAAACTTCAGCATCAGAAGCTCCGGTCATATCTACTGTGTCATCATCAGAAGGCATAACTGGTTGACCCATCATTTCTTCATCATCTACATCATCTGTAGCATATACTTCGTCATCAGTTTCTTCTTCTTCATTATCAGTATCTGTGTCCTCAACGTCCACGTCAACTTCGTCATCCTCAACCTCATCTTGTTCTGTCAGAGATTCTTTTACTAATGATTTGATTTCATCCTTCATTGTTGAAGAAAGTATTCCTTGTGCATTTCTTTGTAAAGACTCTTCCAAATTCTTAATCTGGAATAACGCGTCTTCGATTTCTCTTTGATTTTTTGCCATTTTTTTTTTGACTTTATTCAAATAAATACATTGATTTTTGAAAAAGTTTGATTTTTGACAATAAAAAAAGGGAACAACTATTGTCATTCCCTTTTTTAATCTTTATTATTTTGGGTTTTATTCTATAACTTCATCAATTTTACTTTCTGTGATTGACGTAATTCTCCAATCCATTGTGTAATTTTCATAGATTTTAGTTACTTTAGCTTCAACATCCGTCGGCGTGTAACCCAAAACTAATTTTTCTTCTTTTTGTTTTTTTACTCTTCCAGATTCCGAATCTAACAAATCTGATGTAATCTTTGCTACAAAATATTTTTCTCCTTGTTCCATAATTTTTTTTATTTACCCAAATAATCGGATAATCTTTTCATTAAGTCAAGAGATTTGTTACCACTTTCACCAACATTTCTTTCCACGTTCATTCTTTTTTCTTCTTCCAAGTTTTCATCAAATTTTATTCTATCATTTTTATCTAAGAAAAGATAAGCACCTGGTGTTGACGGTGAAGATACAAGGTCAAAACAAATTAATTCAAAATCATCTTGTACTTCGTTTTGTTCACCAACCTTTTTTAACGAACCAACACCACGAGAAGAAATACCAAGTGTGACTCCCTGTCTTAAATAGTTTGCAGCTAAGTCTCCCTTTGTTGAACAAACTCCTCTTTCGTGAAAACCAGGTGATGTTAATAGTTTCAATTTACCAAGTAATATCGGACCATCCCACCACACATCAGTAATAATGTGTGATACCCTATCAAGATCAATTAATGAAGATTCTGGGTGATTAAGTTCAGAAAGTGAAGTTCCCTTTTCAATTATTTTTTTATAATTTTCTACTTCCCTTTTTAATATCTTTTCTGGATACACTCTACCGTTTCTATTCGGGGTATCGTACTTTTGTAGAACAGCGTAAAATTCAAATGGTTTTGAATGGTCCAAAAAATTTTGGGATTCCATTATGTAATGATTATTTTGACTTCTTGGGTTTATATACCCAGCGTCATATTCGATAAGGATTCCTTTTCCAGTTTCGTTTGGTCCTAAAATTTTCATATTTAAATTTTATTATAAATATTAAACTTTTTCGGTTTTTACTTTTAAAGGTTTAGTATTTCCATTTTTTGTGAAATAAAATTTGAAATACTCATTGCCAAGAAATACATCTGAATAAATTTCTTTTGTTAGATTTTTAAGATATTTTTTTAATTTCGTTGATTTAAAGTCTATTTCTTGATTTAAAAATAAAGTTATTTCTAAATTCATAAAAGATTTTTTCTTTATCTGTAAACCACTTGTTCTAAGGTCTAAATCTACAATAAATTTTACATCAAAAATTTCTTTACTTATGTGATTATGAACGGAATGTTTAACACTTCTATTCATATTGAGAACAACCCTATTCCAGTTTTCGGATTCTTTTTTTGGCTCCACCCAAGTTTGGATGTTTAAATAAAGTGATTTAAAATTTTTGGAATCTACAGTTCCATAAGTTACTTTGGATGTACGAAATCCATTAATTTTTGAGGTTTTTCCCTTTTTCATAAAAATTTTTCATAGTCTCGATGTTTATTTTATTTAAATTTACATAATTTTGTAATATATATCAAATAAAATAAAATCATATATGTTAATAATACAAGTAAAAAAAAACGACATCGAAAAAGCACTTAAAGAATTAAAAGGTAAGGTTATAAAAACCAGACAAAATTCCAATCTTAATTATAGAAAAGAATTTACAAAAAAATCAGTAGAAAGAAGACAAGTTCTACAAAAAGCAATTCACCGACAAAAATTTATGAACCAGAATTAAAGACTTCTATTTAATTCTTGTAATTTAAAAAAGGAAATTCTATCAAAATTTTCTTTTTCGACCTTGTTTATAGTTTCATAAATTGTCTTAACAACTTCTGAATCTGTTTCAGAAGTTTTCATAGTTTCTAACTTATCAATAACATCTTCTTTTAGAAGTTCATATTTAAGTTTCAATTTATTTTCATCTTCAGATAAAATTTTATTTAAAATTTTTTTACTTTCTTCGTTTAACGAATTAATAAATTTATCAACAGTTTTATTTGCAACATTTACTAATTTATTTACAGGTACATTACCAATAACTTCAAAATCTTCTGAAGTTTTCTTTAAATTTTCTAAAATAACCTTTTTACTTTTAATTTTGTTTTCTAATGTTAAAACACTACTTGAAAACAGATTATCAATATCTTCGTAATTATTTTTTGTTTTGATATGCCCAACCCAAAGATTAATTTCTTCTAGATTTTTTTTAGGAATTTTATTAATTGTATTTTCATATAATATTGTTGATTGGTTTATTAATTCAGAAGCTGTAGATTCAGTTAACCCCTTACTACTTGATAATTCATCATACAAGTAATAAAGTTTACTAATATTTTTATTTTCCAATACCAATTCTTTGAATACAAATAATGTATTTTTAAAAGAATTTCTTTTGTATGACTCTGTAAGTAATTTTTCTATCTTACTTTTTATTAAACCAAATTTCATAATTATTTTTAATTATAAATATATCAATCTTTAAGTATTTTTAATAATTCGTTTTCAATATCACCAAGTGAACTATTTTTTATTATAAAATCATCATCATTAGATTCTAGTAATAAATTTTCTAATTTTTCTCTGTTTTCAGGTAACCCTTCAAGACCTCCTGCTGGTGGTGGCGGCGGTCCTCCTCCTGCTGGTGGTGGTCCTCCTCCCGGTGGTGGTGCAGCACCTGCTTCTCCACCTTCAGTTGTTCCACTTATTGTTTTATATAATCTATCAATGTTATCAAATAATCCAGTATGTGTTATAATTGTTGCAGTATTTGCAAGTTCTGCGGCAACAGCCCTTTCCATTCTTTGTCTTTGAGTATCAAGTTTGATATCTTCATCAGAAAATCCAAAAATATGTTTTTTAGCCCAAGTAGCTGATGTTGGTGCTAATGTATTTGGAATTTCTGTAACCATATCTTTGTATAGTGTTACCTTTTCTTTCCACACATCAACCATCAAAAGATCCGCTTGTTTTGATGGATTATTTAAACCTAATGTAAAATTTTGTAATTCATCTTCAAACCCCAAAAGAAATAAATGTATAATTGCAATTTTGTTTAATTCTGATAAAATATTTTTTTGTATTCTATTAATTGTTCTTGCAAAACGAATATCAAGTAGTGATAAATTTTTTCCATCACCAACCGGTTCTTCAAAACCAAGGTAAGCTTTTGGTATTCTTAAAGCTGTAACAAGTTTCTTTTGGATATATTCAATATCAGCAATTTCTGAAAGGTTTGTACCACCAGGTAGAGTTTCAATTGGCATTGTTTGTGTAGCATCTCTAACCGGAATAAAATAATCCTGATCTACTGCCATTTGATTAAATCTTAAATCTACATTACCGGTTTTATTATCAACAACCTGATCTCTTTTAAATTTATTTGCAACACGTTGTACGTAAGGTTCTACATCCTTATCATCCATATTCCCAACAAATACCTTGAACACCCTTCTTTCTGGTGCTCTTGATGTTCTATATATCAACATTGCATCTTCGGCCAAAACTAACTGTTTCCAGATTCTCCTTGCTTTTTCTAACATCGAAGTACCGTAGGGTAATTTTCTATCATCACCAAGTAATCTGAAATGTGCCACTTCAAAAGTGTTAAATTCCATATTTTTTTCTTTCCAATTAAATCTCAAACCTCTTTCATTAACTTTTACTTCGGTGTTTGGTGATTTAGGTGTCATACCTCGTTCGAATCTTTCAATTTCAATATTAGGTAGTTGAACACCACCAATAATTCCTTTTTCAGGGTCTAATTTTAAATAAACAAAGTTATCACCATATTTACAAGTGTTTCTAATCCACATTTGTAAGTTTGTATTAATATCTAAAGTATTGTTAAATAAATCCGCAAGTATTCCTTTTATTCTTTTTGATTCGGAATATATTTGTAAGATATAACCGTCTTCATTTGGGGTTGTTGATTCTTCAGCATATATATCTAAAGCCGTTGAAATTTCTGGTGTAAATTCCATAGATTCGTAATCATAAAACGCGGCAAGTCTTGTTGGTTCGTAATATATTGCTTGGGTATATAAATTACTTTCTATTTTTTGCCATTGGTTTGATAAATATAAAGTTTGTTGTGCTTGAAGTTTTTCTTTTTCAAATTCGGATTTATCCCTAGTTTTAAGTAATTCTTGTTTACTAAACTTGTGTGTTGGGATATCTTGACCCAATAAAGAATTTGGTCCAAATGCTTTATTAAGTCTTTGCCAAACTGTAAGTTGATTTGTATTTTGTTCCATAATAGAAATTTAATTTATAATTGTCAAATATAAATATTCATTAGTATATAATGTTTTCACCACTTTCTGTTAAGATTGCTTTTTGTAATTCCGTCAAAATATAGAAAGTTTCAACAATTGGTGTCGGACTTGGTGTAGGTGGTGTCGGACTTGGTGTAGGTGGTGTTGGATTTGGTTTAGGTGGTGGTAATTCTCTGAAAGTATCTTTTGGCGTTCCTCTTTTATATTTAAAAGATGGTGGAAAATTTTTAACTGAATATATAGGCTGATCTGGTACTATTAAATTAGAACCACCAAATATTCTTCCTGAAGTTTTTCTTCTATCTAATCCCATTTTTATAATTATTTTCTACCACCAAATAACCACCCGTATTTAATATAATCTTCTTTTGCCGGTCCAGAATTCATTTTCATTCTTTCATTTAACATATGTCCATTTGGAATTACTGGGTCAAAATGAATTTGTTTTCCTACTGAATCGTTATTTGAAACAGTCCAAGATTCAATCATTACTTTAGTTTTTTCAACGACTTTTTCCAACTTTGAAAATGAAGATTCCCCAACATAAATTGCCATAGAAATTGCCATTATAAGGTCATCGTGTTGTCCTTTTTGGTGGTCAGGTCTTCCATTAACATAAACAAAAGTATTCATTTCGTTGTATAATCTTGTACTTTTAATTTTAAATTTATGTCTGACATATTCTTCAAATGCCGCAATTATTTGTACACGTTTGTTATTAAAATTTATTCCTGGTATTTTATCTTGTGCTTTTGGATTATATGACCAAATGTTTGTTGAATCGACACCATCAATATATAAATTACGATAACCAAGTTCTTGCATTTTTCTTACTGTCGTAATACCCATACCACCGGTAATATCGACAACACAAAATGCGTTATACATAATACCCCATTTATAAGCAATTTCGGCTAAAGCGTCTGGTGGAATTTTTCCAACATATTCAAATACTTGTTCTCGCTCATCAAAATCAATAATTTGAATCGATGAAAAATCTTCACTATCACCACGAGATACGTCAACACCCATAATGTATTTATGTCCTTGTTCTGGTTCTTTCCACATCCAAAGCGAATTTCCCATTAATTTAGATGGTGCGTCTTGTATTGTACTTGTTTTTATATAATCTAATTCTTTAGCATCAAATACGTTATCTCCAGACCCCAGAAATTCACAGTTAAGCTCTTGGTTAATTTTTCGTTTATCGTATTTTAACTTTTTAACCATTTTTTCATACCAAGGAGAACAGGGTTTATATCCTTGATTAAAATATTCTTTTATTTTATCATAATCCCTTTCATAAGGGTCAGTATCAGTAAATGAAATATTTTTAGAATGGTCTTTTTCATCTTTATTTAATAGATAATCAACCATATCATCAGTTGGTACCAGATATAAATCTTTTGAGTATCTAGGGTCTTTCCACCAAAACATTTCAGAAATTTTAAAGTTGTTAACACCTTTAACCGCCTGATTATATACATCATAATAAATTGGGTCATAACCGTTTGGTGTTGATACAACAATTACTTTACCACCGGTAGAAAGTGATGCCATACAAGCTGCCCAAAAATCACCATCAGCTTCGATAAACGCGGCCTCATCAAATACAAGTACCGTAGGTGTATAACCCCTCAAGGCATCTCGTGATGTTGCAACTGCTTTTACTTCACAACCATTTGTTAGTTTGTAATGTCTTTGTGAATTTTTATCTGCAGAAAAAGAAGCGCCAACCCATTTAGGCCATTGGTCAACAAATGCTCTAATTTTATTTGCCATTTCCATTGACGTATCAAGTTTGTTTGCAATAATCAATATTTTTTCTGGACGTTCTTTTTTTGCAAACACAAGTTTTTTTGATATCCAAGCGGCAGTCACTGTTGACACACCAGCCTGACGATACTTTAATGCAATATTTTCTTCGTGTTCTTCATAGTCCTTCAGTAATGAAACCTGATCTGGAAATAATTCCAAAGGTACAAATTGTGAAACCGTATTATCGTATGTCTGTAAGTATGTTCTTAATGCGTATGGTGTATCTTTCATACATTTTACATACTCTAGCATTATTTGTTCTTTTGATAGACTCATAAAGATATTTTAATATAAATATCAAAACCCCCAGTTATTTTCATAAAAGGGGGTTTTGTAGGACAATATATTATTTAATTTATAAACCTAGTCTTGTTAAGATATCATCATCTTCTTCATCGTCATCGTAGTCATCATCATCGTCATCACCTTCTTTATATTTTTTATAGTTAGCTTTTGCTTGTTGTAATAATTCGTTGAATTTTTTCTTAGCTTTTTCATTATCAGATGGACTATCTGAAATAACATTTGCAATTACATTTTTTAAAAATTCTTCAGCTGGAATACTATATAACAATTGTTCAAAGAAAGGAATATATTTTTTACCTTCATTATCCAATGTTAATTCATCTGGAAGTAAGGTTCTTAATTTTCTTACAAGCTCACCACCAACACGGAAATTCATTGGTTCGTTTTGCATTGTATCTGTTTGACCAATAACTTGTGTTGCGATTTCTGGGTCCATATCTTTCCATTGTGCTCTTGACTGAATCATTGAAAATGATTTGAATAGTTCGTGAAGTAAAATTGGAAATATTAAGCCATTAGCATAATATGTATCATTTCCATCTCCTTCTTCACCACCTTCATCTTCGTCTTCATCGTCATCATTACTTTCTTGTTTTTTACCTGCAGCACCGGCGGCATTACCACCAAGAGCTTCAATCAAATCTTCATCTGTAAAATACATAAGGTCATTAGCACCCATAATTTTATTATAAAGTGCGTATAGTCCTGGATCAATCGCGTCTAATCTATCCTTATACATTTGGTAAGCAAATTGACCACGTTTTCCTTTACCCATTATAATAGCATTGATAACATTTCTTTTTTCAATTTCCAATTGTTTTTGTTCTTCTGGTGTTAGTTCGTCGATATCAAAAGAAAAATTTGGAGGTAATGGAAGTTTTTGTTCTTTTTGTGGTTTCATTTTAAAAATACTTGGGTCGATTGCTTGTTCCCCTAAAAATGTTAACATATTAACAAAATCAAATTCATAAACAACACCACCATCTTTTCTTTTTTTAATTACCAAACCTTTTTCAATTGCTTGTTCCATATTATCAGAATAAGGTAACCAACCTTCTTCTTTAGCCGCAATTTCAACCGCCAAATCTCTAAGTTGTTCTCTATATCTTGGTTCAAGTTGCATAGCTTGTCTAACTGCTTGCATCTGTGCCATTTGTATTGACATTTTAACTTGTGGGTTTGTAATATTTTGTTCTGTACCAAAATATCTTTTTACATAGTCGACAATTTCTTTAAATCTTTTACCAGCAATTTTTTCAACATCAGAAGCACCACCCCTAAAAGCTCTATTCTTTGCGTAGATACCTTCTGGGTCCTCAATTCTTTGTTGTGTTCTAGGGTGCATTCTTTCAGGATAATCACCATAATCAATTGGTGCTTCCTTAATTATTTTTCTTACAAGTCTTTCTAATTCTCTATTTCCCATTTTTTAGTTTCTTAAAATTGAAGTTATTGCTACCATAAAATCATTTTTTTGTTCTTCTGCTTTTGGTTGTTCTTCAACACTAGGATTTGGGTCCTTAAATGGATTTCCCTTTCTTCTTGTCGGTGTTTTAGTTTTTTCCCTTTCTTTAGTTCTTTCTTTTTCTTTTGTATTTGCTTTTGGTTGTTCTTCAACACCAGGATTCGGATCCTTGAATGGATTTCCTTTTCTTCTTGTTGGTGTTTTAGTTCCAGGTTTTGTTTTAGTTCGTTCTTTTTCTTTTGTATTTTCTATCATCTCTTTTTCTTGAAACATAGTATTTTTCTTTGGGTTGTTCAACATAAACTTTTCTGACTTATCAACTTTTTCTTGAATTGTTTTTAACAATTCTCCTTTTGTCATACTAGGTTCAATATGTTTTTCAATCATATTGAATATTTGTTCTTCCAAATACTTTTCATAATTTTCATCGGTATTTTTTCTTGTTTTTCTTTTAACAGTTTTTTCTGGATGTTTTTTTTCTGGCATATCTTTGTATTGTTTTTTTGACGTACTATCTGAAAATTCTCTAGCCATTTCACACCATTTTTTCTTTTTAACACCCTTACTTGTATTACACTTGGCCCAAAAGAATCCTTGTTGTGCTTTTGATTCAAATTTTTCACCTATTTCACGAGTAACAGTAAGACTTCCATCTGGATTTGGGGTTACTTCACCATCTTTAACATTTAAACCTTCCTTATTTTGTTTCATTTGATTAACCGTTGAAGAATCAACATTTTGGATTTCAAGGGTTTTTCGTGTTGTTTGGATAGCTTCTTTAGTTTCAAATTTTTCAGCAAGAATTCTTATTTGATTTGGTTTCATTCTTGAAACCGTGGTAAAATGAATACCATTTTCCAAAAGAATTTCAATGTATTTTTTAGTTTTCATAAACAACTTTTTTTTCAAATTGCAACACGAGGTCTCTCTCGTATAATTTATCTTTTACATCCTGTTCTTGGTCCCCATATTTAAAAACCAATCTTTTAATCAACGAAAAATCAATTTCATCTTCTTTTTCCCAACCAAGGGCAATAACACCATCAATTGAATCTTGAACAGAAAAAACATCAGAATTTTGTACCAATTCCAATGTAATTTCATTGTGTGTTAACGACCCAACTTTTTTTACGTGTTCAACATCCGGAGGACTTGGATAACCGTTTGCAGGTCTTGCTTCCCAATTTTCACCCCAAACATCTTCCAAAGAATCACCAAAAATAAATTCATAAATGTTTTCACCCCTATAATTAGGACCCAAACCATTTATGTATAATAAGTAACTCATATTTCCATTCCGTTTGTTGTAATTTTTGTATTGACAACACCTTCTTTAAATACCAAACTTCCCTTATTAGTTTTTCCAATAAGAACTGAAACTGGATTTTTTTCCATATATTTTAATGCCATTCTTTCTTGTTTAATATTTTCAGAAAGATTTTTAACATTACTGTAATTTGTTTCTTTGATTTTTTCGTATTTTTCTATTTTTTGTATTTTTTTCTTTTCTTCAGAAATAATTTCTTTTTTCTGTGTTGTAAAATATTGTGAAATAATTTTATCAACTTTTGATTCGCCAAATGTTCCGTGTGAAAAATGGTTATATGTGTGTCTTGGTTGTCTAGCACCATGTCTTCCATATTCTTCAAGTTCACCTGTAACCGGCATTTCTTTCATTTTATCAAACATTCTACCAGCGTATTGTTTTGATACACTGTTTTTAATTGCATCAGATAAACTTGCAATTTCACCAATTTCACGATATTCTGTTGTTTCACCACCAATAGGAGGTGGTGGTGGTAATGTCTCTTCTTCTTCATCAGATGTTGGTTCTGGTATTTCTTCGTCACTCATTTCTTCATCTTCTAAGTCTTCATCTTCTTCATCACCTTCTTCGTCTAAATCACCTTCTAATCTCGATATAATTTCTTCAAGATCGTCATCATCTAACAAATCAACATCAAGTGCTGATAAAATTGAATTAATAATGTATTTAACATCATTTGGATCCATATCATCTTCACTATTAAATTTTCTAATTCTTTGTGCTAATTTGCCGGTAAGTTTTTGTATTACTTTAAATGTAGTTCCACCTTCTTTCTTTGATTTACCTTCATCTTCCATATCATCTTCTGGTGGCGGAGGCAATTCTTCTTCATCACCCATATCATCTTCTGGTGGTGGAGGTAGTCCTTCATCACTTCCTTCCGTACCCATATCTGGTGGTGGAGGTAGTCCTTCATCACTTCCAGTTGCACCCATATCTGGTGGTGGAGGTAAAGCCCCTTCACCTTCTACAGTCCCTGTTTCTGGTGGCGCCATACCCGCACCCCCCATATTATCCATAGGTGGTGCTGCCGGCATTGGTGCCGAAGCTGCTACTGGTTCTGGTGGAGGTAATGCTCCTACATCTCCAGTTGGTTCAGCTTTTTTTTTACCAGGAAGTTTTAGTTTGAACTTTTTTTTTTGCTCGGTAAATAAAGACATACCTTCTTCATTTCCGTACATTTGATTAAAGTCTTTAGCCATAAGGTTTAACTTTTTCAATGCCTGTGAATACGAAGAAAAATACTTTCTATTTTGAATTGGTTCGATGTAATCAGAATTAATATCATCATAGCTTTCCTTGATTATATATCCTAATCTTTCTCTTACAATTGTATAAGTTTTTCCGTCTGCAAGTTCTGCAGTATATTCTGTTTTTTTATCTTCATTTACTGGTTGTGGAATTGATTCATTATATCTGGCAATTTCCATAATTCTACGGATTTTATCCATTCCTTCCAATTTTTCACTTCCGATAGGTCTTAATCCTCCCATAGTATATTTTTTTGAATTAATTATTTTTCTTAATAAATATATCGATTATTAAGATTATTTTATTTTTTAATAAATTATTGGTTCATAGATAATTTCTTATCTATCAATTCAGTTGTAGAATCGTGTAATTTTTCAATATATCCGTTTCTTCTTAATATTTTAAAGACAAGGTTTTCTGTTGAATATTCACCGTCTTTTTCTAACCCACAAGTTCTATATTTTTTTAATTTATCTTTATATTTTTGAACAGTTTCTTTTGCTGTTGTTGCGTCATCATCTTCTATCGTATCTAAAAGATTGTCAATGATATTCATCCATTGTTTTGCCTTTTCTTTAATTAGTTCTTTATCTATTGTAACATCTTCTTTTTTTGGAACATTTGCCCATTCATCAAATAATATTGAATAAACACCACTTGAAAAGTGTGATTCTGTTTCGTTCTGAACATACAATTCAACTTCATACCCCTTTATTGTTATATCGTGTTTTTGATTAAATAACATTTTTTTCAAAGTGAAAAGTTTTTCGTATAATTCAATTTGATTTTCTTTATACTGTTGGAAATTCGCAACAATATGTAAGTCAAAGTCTGAATATTTAGACCAATTATAATTAGAAAGTGAACCGGTAAGTATTATATCGGTAACAACAATTTCGACATCCAAAAAGTCAATAAATTCGTAAGCAATTTCTAACAACCTTTCCCTTATTTCAGGTTTTAATTTAGGTTCTTTTTTATCGCCTACCCAAACTTTTGGATTTAATGCTTTTTGGGGTTCAAAACTTTTTAATAATTCGGTATCCATTAAATATAAATATTAAGAAAATGAATTAACTTAATTTCTTATATTTAAAAGTTTTAGAAATGTTTGTATTAAAGAAAGACCCTTGTGATTTTGCAGATCTAAATGATGTGTAAGTTTGATGTGGAACATCATCATATTCGTATTTCATACCATTTTTAAATTCTGCAATCATTTTTTTTGTTTCGGTATCATATTCAGTTCTAACTATATTTGAAGATTCAACTTCATTTATAATTTTTGTTCCTTTGATTTCTTCTTTTGTAATTGCCATAACTTTTTTTATTTTAAATATATTTTACTTAAAACAAAAATCCACCCTTTTGGGGTGGACCTTGTTATTTTAGGGAGTTGATTTTGTCTCGTAGTTCTATCGCTTTTTCAAAGTTCTGATTTTTAATACATTCATCCAGTTCTTTATTTAGCTTACTTATTTTTTCTTTGTTTTGTTCCAGATTTTTAATCTTATCTCTCAACTCCACAGCTTCTTCAAAATTTTGTTCTTCAACTGCAATTTCAAGTCTTTGTTTTAAAAGGTCAACCTCATCTGATTTATTTAGGTCACCTTTGACATTTGTAATGTAAGTAAATGAAATAGAACCATCTTCAGATTTATAAGTTCTTTTTTCAAAGTTGTTTAATCCATTAAAAAATGGATTTTCGAAATTAAATAATTCATTAAAAAGTTTGTCAAAATTTCTTCCAAACATAATTTATTTTTTTATAAGTTTATTTTGATTCTGATTTGACCAAATCCATACCAAAATGATAAAACTGACATTTTGTCAGTATATTCTAACAACATATGTCAGAATGTCAAATATTGACTACTAGTTAGTTTATAATTAAAATTAAATAAAACTTTTTAATATGGCAATAGAATTTGTAGATGATGGTGATAAGGGTAAAAAGAAAGATGGTGGTACCCCAGTTTTAGATAATTTCAGTAAGGATTTGATTAAGTTAGCAGAACAAGGAAAATTAGATCCGGTTATTGGAAGACAAAAAGAAATACTTAGAATAGCACAAGTATTATCCAGAAGAAAAAAAAATAATCCAATAATCATTGGTGAACCTGGTGCTGGAAAAACAGCAATTGTAGAAGGTTTAGCTATGATGATTCACGCTGGTGAATGTCCAAAAAATTTAGCCGATAAAAGAATTGTTTCACTGGACATTAATTCAATTGTTGCCGGAACAAAATATCGTGGGCAATTTGAAGAAAGAATGAAGGTTATAATTGAAGAATTACAATCAAGCCCAAATATTATAATTTTTATTGATGAAATTCATACAATTGTTGGTGCTGGTAATAGTTCTGGTTCATTGGACGCCTCAAACATTTTTAAACCAGCATTATCAAGAGGTGAAATACAATGTATTGGTGCAACAACACTTGATGAATATAGAAAAAATTTTGAAAAAGATGGTGCTTTAGAACGAAGATTTCAAAAAATAATCGTTGATCCTTCAACAAAAGAAGAAACTTTTGAAATTTTAAAACAAAGTAAGGAAAAATATGAAGAACACCATAAAGTTAATTATACAGATGAAGCTCTTTGGTTGTGTGTAGAATTGGCAGATAGATATATTACAGATAGGGAATTTCCAGATAAAGCTTTTGATATTTTAGATGAGGTTGGTTCCCGTATGCAAATTGATATAAAACTTCCAGATCATATTGAAAAGTTGAAGCAAGAAGCTGCGGACGTAAAACAAGAAAAAGCTGACGTTATTAAAAAACAAAAATACGAAATGGCGGCAGAACTTCGTGACCGTGAAAAAAGTATCTTAACAAAACTCGACGAAGAAAAAAAGAAATTTGAAGAAAAATTAAGAACTAGCAAACGTGGTATCCCAGAAGACTTGATTTATGAAGTCGTATCAAATATGACAAAAATCCCAGTAAGTAAAATTAATATTGATGAAAAAAATTCACTTGTTAATTTGGAAGATTCACTTAATGGTTCTGTAATTGGTCAAGATGAAGCTGTTAAAAAAATATCAAAAGCCATTAGAAGAAATAGGGTTGGGATTAAGGACCCAAATAGACCAATTGGTTCATTCATATTCCTTGGGTCAACCGGTGTTGGTAAAACATTCCTTGCAAAAAAATTAGCAAAAGAAATTTTTGGTAGTGAAGATAGTTTGATTCGTGTTGATATGTCCGAATATCAAGAAAAACACACCATATCAAGACTTATTGGTTCCCCTCCGGGATATGTTGGTCACGAAGAAGGTGGACAATTAACAGAACAAGTTAAAAACAAACCATACTCTGTTATTTTATTTGATGAAATCGAAAAGGCAAACAAAGACATTTTTGCAACACTTCTTCAAATGTTGGATGACGGTCATATGACAGATGGTTTGGGTAGAAAAATCAACTTCAAAAACTGTTTAATTATTATGACATCAAACATTGGTGTTAAAAAAGTCCAAGACTTTGGAAGTGGCGTTGGATTCAAAACAAACAATAATAGTGATGCGGTCCAGGAAGAATATAAAAGGGATGTTTTGAAAAAAGAATTAAGTAAGTTTTTTGCTCCAGAATTTTTAAATAGAATCGATGATGTTGTAATATTCAATTCACTTAAAAAAGAACATATTGATAAGATTGTAAAATTAGAAATTGACAAACTTATTGATAGATTATCATCTATGAAATATAGAGTTTCATATGAACAATCTGTAATTGAATTAATTGCAAAAGTTGGTTTTGACGAACAATATGGTGCTAGACCAATCAAACGCGCCATTCAAGATAAAATAGAAGACCTTATTTCAGAAAAAATATTATTAAATGAAGTTCTGGAAGAAAAAGAATATATGTTATTTGTTAAAGGAGAAGGTGAAGACCAAACAATAGAAATTGAAGACAGGACAAAACCAGAACCAAAGAAAAGAGGTAGAAAGAAAAAGGAGGATTAAAAACCCTCCTTTTTTGTTAATGTTTAGTGTAACCTAATTCTTCAATCATTAGTTTACCAACCTTAATACCGTTGTAGGTATCTTCCACAACAACATATTCATTTCTTGTGTGATAGTTGTAATAACCAATTGATATATTAAAACAAGATAGTCCAAAATTTTGATTTAACGGAAAGATGTCCGTATAAGGGTGTCTGTGGTATTTGGTATCGCCTGGAAAGTGTTCTGTGATTAAACGACCCCCAACATTAAAGAAATCTGAATCTCTTTTAAACATTGGTTTATTCATTAAGAATTCTGAAATCATATTGTTTTCTGGTGCATCAAATTGAATTACGTACCCAATATTTTTAAAAAACTTGGGGTCAGCATTAAATGATCCCTTACAACCGGTTTCTTCGGCAACAAAAAAGGCTGCTTTTAGATTTGGTAATTCTTTTAGTAATTCAAGACAAGCATAAACACCACACTTATCATCACCACCAATACCGATTGGTTCTCCTTTATCGTTATAAGCTTTAAGGGCTAATTTAATTTCTTTTTGAGCGTTTGGTAGTTGTACTTCAACAACATTGATAGAATCGATTGTATGTACCGTATCTGTATGTGCAACCACACAAGGAAAGTATTTAATATTTTCATCAGTTTGTTTTGTTGCATATATGTTGTAGAAGTTATCAACATAATAGGGGATTTTATTTTCATCCAACCATTCTGTTATAAAATCAATCATCAAATCTTCTTGATAAGTTTTGGTTGGTACCGATAGTACTTGTTTTAATAGTTCAAAATTTCTTTCCATACGACAAATATAGAAATATTATTTTGATTTACAAAAGTTTTTTTAATACTTTTTTTATATTTTCAAGTAATTCAGGATGATATAGAGCTAAATTTAAATCTTCAAGATTAGTAATAGACCTTTGTTCTTTTTTATTTCCTTTCCAAACATCAAAATATAATTTGTTTGTTCTGGGTTCAAATCTATGGAAAAATACTTGCATATTCTTACCTGGTAATTCAATAATAGTATTAAACCCACCAATTTTTAAAATAACATCAAGCATTTTATTATATTCTTCTTGGTCAACACCTTCAAAATCTTCCTCAACTCTTTCTAAAATCTTTTCAAGATTTCGAGTAACTTCTTTTTGGAACCCTTCTTCATCATAATCATCACAAAAAACATTATATTCCAAATCGTACCAACCACCAGGATCTTTATCACCATAAGTTTTATATAATAATGTTAACATTCCTTTTAAATCTTCATCTTCAGCATTTAACATTTTATATAGATTTAATAAAATGTTTACAGATGTTACAAATTTATAAGAATGTTGTTTTTGTACAATACCAAAGTTTCTAAATGGATTATTTGTTTCATTTCTTAGTATTTTTTGTACTTCTCTTGAAACACATTCTTCATTATATCTCCCATATTCATATGTAATATCAGACATTTCATCTGGGAATTTTGCATCTAAAAATTTTGAAATAGGTGTGTAATCTACTATATCGGCATTAAGTTGTAAGGTTGGATCGGTAAGACTTAAAATTTTATTTGTAAGTACAATGTTTTCACCTTTAAAAGCTCCAACAATATATCCTTCTCTAAAATCTTCTTCATATCTCCACATATCAAAATCATAATCATAGTAACCTCTACCAGTAAATCTACGCCACATATACTTATCATCATCATCTGTTACATTTAAAACTTCCAAAAAATCATCGTCATCATCAAAAGTAATTTCAACTTTTGGTGATTTACCTTTTGAATAAGAAATGTAATTAATTAAATCATCAGGGTAAGACCATCTACTGGTTTCTTTTCCTTTAGCAACTTTTTGTAAAAATTCATAGGTTTCACTTGCCATATTAGATAAATATAATTATATTTGTATTTATATATAGTTCTTTGATATTATGGGTCCGTTTTTGGATTTGACGGGCGTTGGTTGAATAATAGAAGCATGTCGGGACTGAATTAATCTCGTTAAAAACTGATTCACAAAACAACTGGCAATGTGCTAAACAAAATGGAAACTCTTGGATTAGTAAGAGGTTCTGAAGTTACTGTAGCTTAATTAGATACGGAAACGGGGGGTCGGCAGACATATAACCTAGCAACAGAAGTCGTAGTTTGATAGAGCACACCGGATGGCTCTCTAAATCCGATTCGGGACCATTGGTTGTTGATTTACGATGTTGAAGAACAAATCAAATATTTTGGGGTATTAGAAAATACCAACCTAAACATGTAGTCGTCTCTTAAACAAGATGAACCGGACGAGGGTTCGAGTCCCTCCGGATCCACCAATTAAAAAACCCACTCTTTTGAAGTGGGTTTTCTTTTTTTAGGATATTTCCTAATTACTTAACAACAGCAGTATCTTTTACAACAGTCGTAGCTTCAGTAGTTGCCTCAACAGTAGCTTCTGGTGTTGCATCTGAAGTTGCGTTTCCAGTTCCTTTTTCACCACAAGCCGTCAAAAGAGAAATTGTCGTAAAAAAAGCAGCAGAAAGTAAAACTAATTTTTTCATTTTGAATAAGGTAATTAAAGGTTTATTATAATAATATATATCAAAGTTTTTATAAAAAGAAAAGGGTAACTAATTGTTGCCCCATAATTTTTTTAAAAATCGGTATTTTACTTTTTTTACTGATTTTTTTATTATAAAATATTTTAAAAAGAACGTTGAGATTACACGTTTTATTGAGAACCTTTAGAGTCATTATTGTTTCTACTCTTATCCACCATCTTTTGAATGGTATTTCTCATTGCCGATTATTTAGGTGAATCACTCCTTAACGATATAACTACTCTCCTATTACTTAACTCTCTCCGAGAATGCCTTCCCAGTAAATCCTTGCGAGATTAGAGGTTTTTGGTAGAAATACATTCGGTCTTGGGAACCTTATGTGCCGTGAACATCTCACGACTAAGTGGGCAACTTCCGTTATACCGTGATGGACACTTTTCCATTATTACTTTTATGATTTTTATATCCAATTATAAAAAAATGTTTTTGTGTTGTGGATTATCGAAGTTGTGGTCCACCTAAAGTTTCATTATCTTTTGGATTATGAAATACTAAACAACTTCGTGAAACTTCCCAGTTTCCATACTTCAAGACTACTTCGTGTCTAACTTCTTGGTTCAAGTTTGACAAGGTGAATAACGGCACCACCCGTACATTAACATACCTTTCGGTTTTAAACAATCTCTAATATTGGAACACGCAATGATAAAATTGGATAATTCTATTTTTTGCAATATTCCTACGGGTTATTCCTATTAGTGTTCCCACTTCAATCAGACGACCCACATCGCCCAATCATCTAACCACTTTCCCTACAGCGTTGCCCTCGGTATTAAAGGTTAAACGGTATCCCGCTTGTGTACTCACGTTCAGTTTCCCAAACCGCAAACCATTTACACGAATGATTCACTTTATCCTGGTTTCCCAGTTTATTTTATGGACTATACACGGCCCAATATCTTTATCAGTTTCATTACTTACTCCTGAACGGATAATTCTATTTTCAAAGAACGTTTTCGGTCATTCCCGAATTGTTTTACAAAGTTAAGACATTTATTTTGATTTGTCAAGTACTTTGTGAACTTTTTTATTTTTTTTCTATAAAGACGTGGTTTGTACCGTATTTTGTTGCCATAATGTGGGCAAACTCCAAATTTGGTGTAAAAACTCTTTGTCCTTTATCATTGATGTATCCAAAGATTTCAATTTCAATTACTTGTGTTTCTTGTTCTGCCATTTTGTTTGTTTTATAGTTCAAACATAGAATAAATATTTTGGTGTGTCAATAAGGTTAAAGAATTTTTTTCATCAAATCTTTAATTCTATTTAATTCTTCATTTAATTTTAAACTTTCTTCTTCTTTTTTTAAATTGACTTTAGGTAGTTCAACTTCTGAAACTTCTTCACCACTACTAAATATTTCCTTAAATTTTTTCATGAAGGCTCTGATTTTTTCCAAATCAATTTTTATTTCAGCGCCAGTATCATCGGAAACTTTAACTTCAAATTTTTCAGCAATTGTTTTTATTTCACTTCTATTAAATTCCCTTTTACCCAATTCTTTTTCAAAGTAGTCCAAACATTCATCTAAAGAATTGAATGTTTTATCTTTCAAATCATTTATAAATGTTTCAGCGTCTGAATTTGAGGTTTTATCATCTTTTATAATTGAATCTTTTTTATATATTACAAGTGATGCTAAAACAATTTTTGAAAAATTGTCTTTAACATTCAAAGAATCTAGTTTTTCTAAAACACCTTCAATTATAGATTGTTCTTTAAAAGAAAAAGCGGTATAAAATATTTTTTTTATTTTTGGTACAACTTCATTAGATACTTCTTTTGAATCTTGACTTTCACTATCATCAGTTGATGAATATTTTTCATCTGGTTTTTTGTTTCTAACACCTACGTGAATATGGTCATAGTGGTCTTTAACATTCCAACCAACTTGATATCTGTAGGTTCCAACATTAAAATTAATCCACTTACCGTTACCTTTTTGTAGTAATTTATCTGGCATTTTATCTTCTGATATCCACCCACGTTTTACAAATTCTTCTCTTAGTTTTTTCCAACCTTTATCACCTTTTTCACCACGACAAGGTAAATCAATACCATAAGAATCTTTTGAACCATCCCAGTGGTCTGACCTATTTCCAGATGCTGTTAATTTATTACTTCTTTTTTGTGAACCAGGGTTAAATCCTAAATCTTTTAACCAAGATGCCATCTGTAGTGCTCTTTCTGCAGAACCGGCCCAATCACCATTTATTCCACCACCAAGACAAACTTTACCTTGATCAAGACATCCAGGATATTTAGAACCAGTCGCAAAACCATATGTATTTGTTTCTACTAGTAAATTCATATGTATATAAATACATCAATGAATTAAAAACCATTCTGGAATATTTCTATTTTTCCAATTTACAAAAGATTTTTTTGCAATCATATAATAATTTCTATAAGATTCGATAACAGAATCTACTTTAAATTCGTCTGGCATTGCTTTTGGTGGTTGTGTAAAATCTTTATCTGGAATACTTGGTTTGTTGTCCAAACACCATTCTATAATATCCTGTGATTTATGTCTTTTACCGTAACGATATGTATATTCCTTACACAATTCTAAACCAAGGTCACATAAATAAAGGTAATTCGAAAGACTTTCACGGGTCCATATGGCACAAGGGTGATTTTTATGTGATAACTTATAAGGAGCTTCTGAACCAATAACCCAATGAACACCACATAAAAGTTGAGCTGTTTCTAAAATCATTTTAACAACGTGTTTATCACAATGATACTGTGCACATTTTTTAGTATCAAAATCTAAAAAAAATATATTCATATAACAAAGATATAACTTTTTTTTTAATCAACAAAAAACCCCACCTAAAAGATGGGGTTCACAAAAAGTTATAAGAAACTTATTTTTTTGCAATGATTGACCAGATTGCACCAACTAGTGTCATAACACCACCAGTAATTTCAACAACAACACTTTCATCAGCCCATCCTTTCATTACAACGATACCACCAACAAATGTCAAAGCATGTCTAACAATTCCTAAAACTTGTTCTTTTGTTAATTTCATTTTAATTTGATTTAACGTTTATTTGTTTTTATATAAATACAAAAAGAAATGAAAAAAAATCAAATTATATTTTATTTTCCCTTATATCTTAAATAAGAAACTAAAAGAATTCCAATAAGAGAAATGGGTACTAAACAAGCAATAATTACTTCCATGATATTTGTTTTTTAATAAATACGAACACAAAATACGTTACAATGTAATAGATGAATAGAACTATATTATAAAATATTATCCACAAATTTCAAATTAACTTTTTTAGATGTCAGGGTGGGATTCGAACCCACAATGAGCAACCTTATAACTTTTCGCGTCCAAATTGCTCTTGGACCGTGGTGTTTTTCGGACTCGGCACCATGCCTCATTACACTCCTGACAAACAACGACTCTTCAGCTTTCTACTCCCAGCCCCGAGGAATTGTATATAACTTAGCCCATCTCACCGCTGTGTGGGAACTGAAGTTTACTAATGTCTTTTTCTTATGACAAACATAAACAATATAAATGATATTAACAATAGTGGTGTCATAATTTTTTTAATTTAAAAAAGGTGGAGATTTGAATCCAACGCATGATCACCCATACGCTTCGTTTCTTTTGTCTTAGGCACTCCACCATTGTAAGTTCTTCTTTGCTTGCGCCCCCATTCACGGACTTCCGATTTCCCAATGGGTTTTACCGTCCTATCGGAGTCAGGTAACCACTGTTGTCAGGACAGGATTCGAACCTGCACGGAATAAGTGTAATATTTACCTTATTCCAAGGAGTCTTGGGTATCTCTCCCAGCGTCTACCAATTCCGCCACTTGACTGTTTTTTTGTAGTTTAGTAGTTAAATCAAACTCTCGTTTCACTATCTTGATTTAACAGGTTGATACACTTTACGAGTTTCCCGTTTCTTACAACCACAATGTTTTTCAATATTTCAAAGAACCTTTATTCCTTATTTGTCTTACAAAGATATGTAGAATTTTTTAATCTACCAAATCTTTTTTAAACTTTTCTTTTCTTGTGTATTTTTTTTTATTACGATACACATTTGGCCTTGTTGCCATCTTAATTTCCTCATATGTAATCTCAATTGTTTTCATCGTTATATAATCTTTGAACGTGTTTAATTATTCTATTTATATCTTCTTTTGTTTGGTAACCTAGTACATCATTTGTTAATTCTGTATCATAACAAATTTCCCACTGATCTTTTGTCCCCTTTAAAATTGCAACTTCAAAAGTATCATCATCTGTATATGATGAATAACGAAAATGCCCCGGAAATTTAAACCTAGCAATCGAAAGTCCATATCCACCAGGAAAGAAAATCAATCCGTGTAATCCATCACCAACTTTATGTGGTCCAAACTTTATATCATCAAATGTTACCATAAAACAAAAGTATAAATAATTTTTTAATCTACCAAATTTATTTTTTGTATCTTAAGTAGGATTCCCTATTTAATTTCAAATGCCGATTTCATATGACGTTTTGTTTTGACTGCATCTTCAGGGTTACCAATAACAACACCGTCTTTGATTGTAAACGCATGTCCTCTGACCAATACAAAGAAAGTTCCTTTTGGGTTTTTCTTTACAAACGTACCAACAGTCATTTGTCTTTTAACTTTTTCACCTTTAACTTTTATTTCATATGAAAGTGAATATGGATAAATTACACTATTACTTTTTGTACCAATAGGGATAATTTTTTTATTATTAACTTTGATCACACCTTCAGATAATTTACTCATCTTAGATGCCGTAAAGTAGGTTCCCTTTCTTGGTTCTCTTTTAAACTCCTCTGCAACATACTTATGTGCATAATCATAAGTAACATCAAACGCCGAAGCAAATGCCCTAACAACACAATCATTTGTTTCTTTTCTTGCGGTTAAAGAATCACTATAACCTTTAATCGCACTTCCTGTAGATTCGTATGGTAATTGGTTTTTCATAATACAAATATACAAAAAGTTTTTTGATTGACAAAATTAAAAATTAACACGTACACAAGGATTTAACCCCTAACCGAACGGGTTGAAGCCGTTTATGCTAAACCATTACACCAGAGACATAGTAGTGCCCGACCTAGCTCGGGACCGACTTCGGGTTGTACCCACCCAAAGTGTTTTTGAAAAAAAATTAATATTCATCATTTTTTCCACCCCAAACTTCATCGTATTTTGGATTTTCAATCCAGGTATCTTCTTCACCCAATTTTTCATTTCGTAAGTATTCAATGTATTCTTCCAAACCATCAATTACTTGTTGGATTCTTTCTTTTCTTCCTTTTGGTGTTATTTCTTTTTTTAATCTTTTTTCTTGTGAAAGGTATCCAAATTCACCAGATGGTGTAAAAATATTTGCACTATCATAACCAAAGAAGATATCATCCAATTTATTTTTCATATCTAACTCTTGTTTGACTTCTTCTTCACTTTCTTTTACAATTCTTTTAATAAGTCTTGTAAGGTCTCTTTCTGTTAGTTTAATTACTTTTTTCATAATTTTTTATTTATAAATATTATATTATTTAGTATTCCCAACTTTTTTTCTTTTTTGGTTTGTCTGAACAAACAATTGGCTGGTCTACAATGTCCCACCTTCGGCTATAAACTTCTTCTGATATTGGCTCTTCTTCTTCGTGTGTTAACATATCATCCAGAATTTCAAATGTTCTTTCTATATTTTCACATATAAAATCACTAACTTCTTCTGGTGTAGGACCATCTACTGGAAGTTCGGCTTTAATTCTTTCATCACCATATTCTTCATCAATACAGACAAGGATTGATCCATATTGTCTATTTTCCATATCAGTTACTTTATTTCTAGCTACTTTGATTTTACAGGCTTCACCTGTTATTGGGTGGGTGTACTTAATATCTTCTTCGGAATACTTTTCTTCTTTAAGAATTCTTTTAATTAGACTTATTAATTCAGTTTCAGTTAGTCGTATTCTTTTCTTCATAAGAATAAATATCTTGAAGATATGAAAAATAATCTTCAGAATTTATAAATTCATTATGTATTTGTTCAAATATATCTTCCATAATATTTTTTTTGTGTAGTCCCGCCAGGATTCAAACCTGGAATCTACTCATTAGAAGTGAGTTGCATTATTCAATTATGCTACGGGACCGCATATTAAATCTTTTTAACTTGATATTTATGACCAGAATCTGAATTTAATTCAAAAATCTCTCTCATTTTTTCTGCTTCTTTTTCGGTATCAAATTCCCAAATTTCACTTTCGCTGTTAAGTAGTATAACTGGAACTCTTTTTTTGTTTTCGTCTAATTTGATGTGTTTTACAATTACGTACATATGATTTTTCTATAAAACATAAAAATTAAAACATAATAAATCAAACTCTTAATGAATCTTTACCAATATTAAAATCTTTGGTTTCTGAAATTTGTGGTTTTTTATTTACTGAAACACTCTTTGATTTATTCGCTAATGAATTTTTGTCTAATTGTTTTTCTGGTTTGTGGTTTTGTTTTACTTGACTAATTGGTGGTCTTTCTTTTATTTGTGATTTTGGTTTGTGTTTAACTTCTTCTATTATATAATTCCTAAAAGGTTGTGGTTCAACAGATTTATTCTGTAATAAACTTAAAGGTGATATGTTTTTTTCAACCTTTGGTATGTTTGGACTTGTAATGTCTTTTCTTAATGTTGTTACTGTTTGTGTGTTAAGCATAATATATGGTTCTGTGACCATTTTAATTATTGGTCCGACAGAATTTCGTTGTCTTGCTAATTTTCCATAATGTGCTCTTAATTTTGAACCCATTCCGGTATCTGGTCTACTTGTTAAACCATTTTTATGTATTCTTCTATAAAAATTAATTTTATTTGTGAACTTAAATTTATATTGTTTTGTTCCATATAATCTACCCATAAAATCAGAATCTGCGGCACACATCCAGGGTTCAAACCCGTTCATATAATCAAATATGTCTTTTCTAATTGCGAACACACCTTCACCAACGTGTTTTTTTGTTTGTGAATTATATGGTTTACCATCGACAAAATTTGTATAATATGGTTTTACACAATCGTGTGTCGTAAGACCCTTAATTGAATCTTCAACCATATTTAAATCCATAATATCATCGGAACCAAAGAATAAAATGTTTTTTGATTTTGCTAATTTTGATAAAGTGTTAAATACAATATAAGGTCCGTTGTTCTTTCCAAAAAAGAAAAATTCAAAATAACCTGGATAACTATGTGATTCGATATGTTCTTTGGATTCAAGGCAAGAATCAATACCAACCAAAACTTGTACTTTCTTTTCACCAATTGAATTTATAATTGAATTAAAACAATCTTCTAAATATTTTGTGTTTAAATATGTTGATATTATTATTGTAAGTTCATATATGGATGTCGAATTTATTGAATTTTTTATATTGTATGGCCAACCTAAATCGTTAACACTTAAATTTGTTTTTGTAAAAATATTTGGTTTTGTATCAAAATATGATTCTCTGGAATGGCTTATGTTATTATGTCCCTGTGTGTCAATACTATCATTATATAGTTTATCGTCAAAATATCTTCTAAAATTTCTAGAAACTTGTTTACAAGAAATAACACAATGGTTATATATGTAACCATCAATACCACTTTTAAGTTTAGAAAATGGTAAATTTTTCATATATTCCGTTTTAAGGGACATATTTAAATTTGTTAATCCTTTGAATTCATATAGAATTACTCTATCACTTATAAAAGAATAAAAATAACCTTTAGTTTGATCATACCAGTCATAATCTTCATTTACTATTTTTTCATAACTTATTTTAAGTCTTGATTTTGGTGAATAACAATCGGCGGCTTGGAGCATAAAACACTGAGATGTTGGGCTAACATTTTTTCCAATTTCAATCCATTTTTCAACAAGAGATACTTTTTCTTTTCCACTTATAAATAATATTTTAGAACATCCAACAGATTTTAATTCTTCTATATAATCATATAAAACATTTGGGAATATTGATTGTTCGTGTTCTTCTTCATATATGATAAGTTCCCAATTAAAATTTATATTTTCTTGTTTTACTAAACTTTCAAGACACACCCATGCTATTTTTTTACTATTGTAGACCGGGAGTGCAACAGTTAGTATTGGTTCTTTTTCGTTTTCAAAAATATTTTCTAAAATTATTTTACCCATGTTTTATATTATGATTTTTAATAATAAAGCCAATTATCGTTTATATTAAGATAATGATAAAAATCATCAACAATTTGTGAATTATCTTCCATTCTATTTTCATATTCTTTATTTATTATATTAATAATATCTTCATCATCCAAAAATGGTATTGCATTTGGTAAGTTTCCATTGTAGATACATTTCCTACCCATAAGACCTAATTCACATACTGTGTTTGGTAAACCATCGTGTTTTGTCAACCTAAGTCCAATAAAACACGACTCATATATTTTTTGTAGTTCTTCCTTATTGTAAGTGTCTTTTTGTGTTATATATATTTTATATGGTAATTTATTTTTAATTCGGTTCAAAATATCAATACCATAAAAATTATTTTCTACACTACCATAAAAATATACATTTTCACCTCTAGGTTTTTGATTTTTAATATTTAACGTTGGTGTTATAGGTAAAATTTCATTTGCAATATTAAACGTATTTAAGTCTTCTGAAATAAAACTGGACTTTGCAATATTTTTAACAGTTCTAATTTTAGGTACAAAATCTATAAATTTATCAATTTTATGTGAATCACTTCCACACCAAACAATTATCGAATTGCTCCTATGTAAATCAAAGTCTTCATAATCTTCTTTACGGTATAAACCAAAAAAAACGGTTGGAGTTTCATTATTGGTATATGGTATCAAATTATATTTTTCCATCAATTGATTTTCAAAATTTTTTACAGAGGCACTAACCCTTGCTTGAATAAATCTTCCCATAATAAATAAATACAACATAAAAACAAAATAGGAACCGAAGTTCCTATCTTGTCAGATACTTAAACACCTCCTTCTTTTAGATGGTTTATTCTTATTCGGTAACTACACCAAACAAGTATCTTTAGTATCCTTTTCTTTTTATATTTGTTAAAATTTTAGTTAAAGTAGATTCTGTAAGTTTTAAATTTTTCTTTTTAGTAATTGCTTCACTTAAATTTTTCTTAACTGTTTTTCTTACTGATTCGTAAACCGCAAAACCTTCTCTATAAAAGTTTTTGTCTATCAAACTTGAATTATTAATTCTAACACCGTTAACTTCTTCACCTCTTAACAATTTAATAATTTCTTTTAGATTAAGTTTGTTATTAAAAACACCAAAAGGTAACCTATCTGTATCAACTTCTTCAAAATCACTTTTTCTTAGCGGACCTTCATCGTCAAAAGCATTTTGTAATTTTTTGGTCGCAAGACACCTTTCAAAATAATCTAATTCATTACTACCTCTAAACTTTCTTGACGCTGAAAATGCTGCTGTAAGATAGTTAATTAATTTTTCTCTTGGGTTACCAATACATTTTGTTTTTTCAACATTATATTCACCAGTACCCGCTTGTGTCTGGAAAATTGGTAAGGTTGAGCTAGTTTCCAAAAAGTCACCAAAAGTAAATCTTTTATATTGGGTTTTTGAACCTGCTTTCAATGGGGTTAATTCAGAATAGTTTTCCTTATTAATTATCATTCCCGCATAATCTTCATCTTCAAAATCTTCTGGGAATTTCAATTTAAACTGTGATAACCCTTCAGTATCCATTAGTTCGTTATAATCTTCAAACCATTCAGATCTTGCATTATAGTTATCAATTGCATATTGTAAACTTCCAAAACCAGCAACACCTTTTTCTGGTATTTTATTCATTCTACTAATTCTTGATTTTGGTGGTATAATATCACCATTTTCATCGACAAAACCAAACATTTTTCTTAATTCGTCTTTTCTACTTCCAGTAACAACAGTTGTACCACCAGATCCTTGACTACTACCAGTACCTTGACTACTACCAGACCCTTGAGTTCCAGAACCTTGACTACCACCTTGATTTTGTGATTCAAAGTTTCTTTTTTCCCTATCTATTCTTTTACATTCACTTTCAATTTCTTCAATTAAAACCAATAATCTTGCTAACTTGTTTTCAACATATTTAGCATTTGGGTCATTTTTTTGTTTATCTAAAATCATAGCTTTTCCATCTGCTAAAATTTTTAAATTCCCTGGTTCACAAACTGTTTTACAATCTACTTTTTTTAATTCATCAATTGTCTGTTGTAGTTCTTTCTTACCTTCTGCGTTAACTAATGGAATATTGAAAACTGGAATCTTCATATCCCTCATTCCTTCAATGATTTGTATGGCCTCGTCTCTTTTTGGGTTTACGTAAGCACATAGTTTGTCATAGTCAATTTCATATTTTTTTCCTTGAATTTGATTACCACTTCCAGATTGATTTCCTTGTTGTTGATTACCACTTCCAGATTGATTTCCTTGTTGTTGATTAGTTCCAGAACCTCGATTTCCACCACCAGCATTAAAATTCCAATTACTACCAAGAAGACCAGAAAAATCAATGTTTTGTTCTTTAATATTTCTTCTTTTTGATTCTAAGAAAATATTTTGAGAGTTAGGATCATCTGGTGTCCAAGTTAATTTATAACCATTAAGTGCAATAGAACCTCTTTTTGTCATATAACCATAAATTAAATCTGGAAATAAAATAATATAAATATAATCTTCAGAAAATTTAACGTCGCTTTTACTTGAAATTGGTACGCCATTTCCAATTGATATTATTTTTCCTTCTTGATTTCTTGAACATTCAAATTTTTTAATATAACAACAACTATAAATTGATTTTCCGTCTTTACTTGAAATGTCGGTTTCTTGTGATAAATATTGTATATACCCATCATAAATTCTACCTGTTCTTTCTAGTTTTTCAAAAAATTTCTTTTGATCTTCTGGTTTCATTCCTTGTCCACCACTAGTGTTATCACCACCAGTGTTATCACCACCACTTGTTTTACATATTGTAGAAAAATCATCATCAGTAAATGTTGTTTTTCCAGTTTTTAGTTTAAGAGCTGTTTCTGTTTTTGGACCAAATAAACTATCTTGTTTTGCTCCAATACATCCTTGTACCTTATATATTATACCATTCGGATTTGGCGCTCCGCTATCTTTACAACCTCTTGAATATGTTGGTCCAGGACAAACACTATAACTAGTACTTGGACTTGGAGGACTTGGAGGACTTGGAGGACTTGGAGGACTTGGAGGACTTGGAGGACTTGGAGGACTTGGAGGACTTGGAGGACTTGGAGGACTTGGAGGACTTGGTGCTATTTTTCCATCACAATTATATTCTTTTGAATATTTTTTTGCGTTATTTGAATTTGCAGCCTTTACTGTGTCATATTCTGACTTATCTTTTGCGTCTCGCCAAGACCCACCAGATTTAATACAATATCTAAAATTACCTAAAATCATTTTTTACATTTTTTATTGATTATTTTATTCAACTACCCAAGTTTGATTATCAGCGTCAAATTTAACATCTTTAACAGTACCATCATTAAATTTAAAATAGTATGTTTTTCCATCTGCGTCATATCCAGAATCAATATACTTATATTTATCTTTTACTTCTTTAGTGTCAGCCCATTTTCTAAAAGATTCGGGGGTATTTTCATAATCGGTATCTAAAACTTCCTCACCTAAATTTAATAGGTAAACTATCCCATCTGGAGCCCAAGTTGCAATGGTGAATAAACAATCTGCAAAATCTTTTCCACTATTAATACCTTCAACACCTTCTTGTTTAAAGTCCCATATATTTTTAATAGCACAAACAGCAAAAGAAATCCCCCCTATCAAAAAATAAATTTTAAAAAATCCTTTTACAATTTTTATTGGTTCAATTTTATTTCCTTTTTTACCAACTTCAGCTGTTTCATTTAACCAACTAAAAAACGTTCTTTTAAACCAACCAGGTTTATTAGGGTCACCTTCAACTTTAGCTCTAGCATTTTCTAAATCTTTTATTACTTTTTGTGCCCATTCTGCTTGTTCAGCTGTTGTCAGTTTATTAAATGCCGCTTCAGCGGCTTGTGCGTTGTTTGAAAGTCTTTGAATTGCTGCTGTTAAATCTTTTACAACCATTTCTTTAGTAACACCTTTTGGGTATTTAATTAAACCATTTGTTTCAAGCTCGTCTAAAATTGAATTCAAACTACTCATAATTGTACTTTCAGATGTTGTATCAATATTACTAATTCTATTTGTTAATGCGTCCATCGCGGCATCAATTTCCGCCTGCGTTGGTCCGGTACCTGCTCTTCCACCAACTCCACCAGTACTTGTTGATTTTCTTACTTCATTTGCATCAAAATCTGCAATTTCTTTCTTTTTATTATTAATTGTATCCAACATTTTTTTACCAGCGTCAGAATTTTTTAAAGTTGTGTCACTTTCAATAAGTCTTCTGAATTGTTCTAAAATTGATTCTGTTGTACTTTTATTCTGAGCGGTAATTTTTTGTTTTACAACAACTTGTACACTACCTGGTAATCCACCTTGACCAGCATTGTTAAACGCGTTTGTAAAATTTACATCTGTCATATAACCACCAACTTTTTCATCTGCAAGTTTTGTTGCAACTTCTGTCAAATCATCAAAGACACCTGATTTAGCAAAAAATTCTTGCATCATTTCTTTAGTAACAGAACCTGGTGAAATTCCACCATTTTCGTCAGCAACTTTTTCTACAATTGAATCAAATGTTCTTGTTGGGAAGTCATTTGCAAGTTTTGTTGAGTATGAAAATATATCATCAACTGTTTTTCCTAAAGCTGCCAAATCATCCATAATACCACCAGGCATTGCCTCATCTGCTAATTGACGACCAAATTCCAATAATAATTTTTTATTATAACCACTAAAACCCATCATTTCTCTGATTCTAACTAATTCTTCTATAAGTAAACGTTCTTTCATAACTATAATTTTATAATAAATATGTTAATAATCTAATAAATGAAAAAATTATTAGACTTTTGGCCAAACTTGTTGACCATTTACAACAATTTTAAACGGATCATTTTCTTTCATTGTTTTAGGAAATACGATAAAACCTTTAACATCGTTTTCTCCTATAAATTCCTGAGCGTCTTCTGTTTGGGAATAACTTGCACAACAAGGGTCAACAAATTTAAGATTTTTATATCCAAGACCTTCAAGTAATGATGGTAATATATTAGTTTGTAATTGATTAATTATAATTAGTGTTTGAATAGTTGCAATTTGTTGTTGGGCACTAGTTGATAATAAATATTCCGCAGCTTTTTTTTCTTCTTCTTTTGCTCGCTTTATTGCTTCTTTATTTAAAAGCTCAGCAATTGTTGTTTTAACTTCATTATCGTACATCGTTTTTAATTCTGGGTTATCAAGAATTTTGTCTATTGTTAAATTTGTCACTTCACCAACTTTATCTAACCAACCTAATTTTTGATATAAAGTAGCCATCAATTCAAATTGATAAGCTTGACCAGGATTATTTCCCAAGTCTTCAAAAGCTTTTGTAACTTTTTCTTCCATTTCTTTAAGTTTTTGCTCTTGTTCGTTTGGAAATTGTTCTTTTATTTTTTTACCTATTTGTTGTAGGGCAATTGCAACAGGTGCAAAAGTCATAATTCCCCTAGCTAGACTTGCTTTTAATCCTGTTTGTGTAAATAATGATGTAAAAGAAAAAGGCATAGTTACTATAGTCGTTGTAATATCTTCAACTGCCTTTTCAATTGGTGTATATCCTAACTGTCTAGCATTTTTTAAAACCTTGTCAGCGTTTTGATTCATGTAATCAGCAACAGCTTTCCCAAAGTCTTTAGAACCATCGGCTCCTTTTTCACTTATGTTTTTAACCACAGTCATCCCAACTTGAAATATTTCTTTATTTTGTTGAGATAAGGTAGCTTCCCATAAATTTCTTTGTGAATCAGACCAAACATTCATAATTGTGTTCCATCCACCATCTACCTTTGCAACTTCATCTAATAAACCTTTTATTTCAGCTTTACCAAAGCTACCGCTAATACCATTTTTTAACCAATTATGAATTGGTTTTAATTCTGTTAAAAAAGGTATAAAACAAAATATTACCGTGATTCCAGCACCAACTTCATCTCCTCGACTTAATTGGTTTTTAATTAATGGGGCCAGAAGTGTCCCTTCCGCTATAATTTCAACAAGTACTACTAGAAGTCGTGTTCCACCATATGCTACCCCCTGTAAACCACCAACAATTGCAGCAAAAGCACCACCAACCATAGGTGCTAGACTAATTAAAAAGGTAGCAACCCAAGGTGCGACAATAGCAACAGCTACACCAACAGCAATTTCAATGAAAATACCCCATTTATCCCAGAATGTATCATTAACAGACCTTGTATCAAACATTTCTTTATCTGATGGATCCCAAAATTTTGTTCCACCAACTTCTTGATAAGGGGCCAAAGCTTTACCAGTTGGTCCTAATACATTTGTTACTTTGAATTCCCAACCATTGTCTGCACCATAACAAGCTTTAGCCGCTTCATAACCAGTCATCGCTTCTTTTTTAGGTCCAGTTTGTCTCATTATTCCCCAAGTTCCAAATAATAGTGCGTATTTTTTACTTGTTTTTGGATTTTCAAACATATAGGCTAAACCTAAGTTAGCATAAGAATCAAACCATTCTTGTGTTGGTAAACATAGTTTGATTTTTTTATTACTTACTACTGTAGTGTTATCGGTTTTTTCTTCATCGGATGTAGCATCAATTTCAATATATTTTTGATTTTCAATGGCTTGACCATCTTTATTTGTGACAGTACCAATTTGTATTTTACTTTTTACGTCCGGTGGTAAGATATCTTCAATTTTTGTTGATGATGTAATATACCAAACCTTTGGGCCTGAACCGTCCTTTGGCCCCATAATTAAAGTTGGTGGTGAATTAAAACCGTTAATAAATCTACCAGCTTCAGTTGGTTCCATAAATTGAGGAAGACCCAAATCATACGTTGGGTACCTAACATCATCGGGGTCAGTTCCTTCAACTTCGTTTCCTTTTTCATCGTAAATACCAGTACCAGGACTAGCTTTTGGTACTGCACCAGTTCCAGTGTCTATAATAAATTCATTAATTATTTTTTTAACACCCATTAGTTCTTGAATTCTTCTAAGTTCTAATAATATTTGTTTTTCCATCATATGATAAAATTATTGTTTTTTTGAGTTTATATAGTTATATATATCTTCCAGTTGATCTTCTGGTAATTTTGTTAACCAATCCATAAAAGTATCAGATGTTCCACCTTCGGCTTGATATAAATCAAAAATTTCTCTATTCATTTTATATAATTCATTTTGTGAACCATTTTGTCTAGCAATTGAGTTATCGCCGGCTTTTAAATCTAAATCCATTAAATGTTTTCTAAAATTAGGAATTCCATATTCTTCAAAACCAGCTCTTGATATTTTCATATAATTATTTGTTGCTATTGCGTCATCAATAAATTTATTATAATCTTCTACATTTTTAGCATTATTAATAACTGACCAATTTATTTTACTTGTATCACCAACTATTGATTGTAATCTATTTGTTGATGTTGGTGTTACATTTGAAGCTATTTTAGAAACTGAACTTGGTGTGGTACCTTCTTTAGATAAACCATTATATCCATTATTTTCTAAATATTTTGCAAAGTCTGTCATATATTGATTACCACCTTTAGTGTATGCAACACTTTCGGTTGTTTTTATATACCAACCACTTCTTGCAAAACCAGGAATCCAAAACCATTCTCCAGCTTCTTTTCCTGTTGTTCCAACATTTGAGCCAGATGAAGAATACATTAATGTTTTTTTACCGTTTGGTAACGTAACTTCCATCTGTGTTCTAGATCTTAAAACATCTTGGAAATTTGTACTTTCGTCGTTTTGTATAAATTTATATGAATTTACTCTACCCCTTTTTATTTCTGAAGGGTTAAATGTTTCTGGTAAATTTTTGAATGTTTCTTCAGCACTATTTTTAACTACAGAGTATTGATTTGGGTCAGTAACACCACCAACATCTTCTCTTGTCCAATTTTTTTTGAAGTCTTGGAAATCACCTTCACCAAAACCATCTTCTTTTTCTGTAACATTTTTTGCAACGTCAACATTTGAGCTTTTCTTAGTTTTATAATCTTCATAATCAAGAATTTCGGCTCTTTTATTTCTTATTTTATTTGATAATTCTTTTGCTTCTGGTGTATTTTTTATTTTTATATTTCCATCAAGTAATTTTTCAAATTGGTCTAAAATTTTTTTTGTCGTATCTTTATTTATATCAGTTATTTTTGTTGCTAAAGTATTTTTTAAATTTTCTGGAAATTCTTCTAAACCTGCTTTTGTAAAAACATCTTGAAAAGAAACGTCACTAATTTTTAATGTTGTACTTTCATCTGCAATTTTTGCTGCAACAGTCATAATTTCATCCATAAGCCCTGGTTGTGTTGCTATGAATTTTCTCATCATTTCATTGGTAACAGAAGCACTATCAATAGTGTTTTCTTTTGCAACTCTATCAATAATTGAATCAAATGTTTTTGTTGGGAAGTCATTTGCAAGTTTTGTTGAGTATGAAAATATATCATCAACTGTTTTACCCATTGATGCCAAATCATCCACAATACCACCAGGCATTGACTCATCTGCTAACAACTTTCCTACACCTTCTGTCAGAAATCTTTTGTTATAACTACTAAAACCCATCATTTCACGGATTCTTAGGATTTCTTCTGAAATTAATTTTTTATTCATTTTTTATAAATATTTATTATAACCCTCCTCCACTTAACTGAAATGTTATTTCTTGTGATTTAGATTCAGCATCAGTAGTGTTTGGGGTTGGTAAGATGTTAGACCTATTAAAGTTACTTTTTTCACCGTTATCAACACCTAAATCTGTAACTTGATTTTCTGTTGTTTTTGCATCAATTGGTTTATTTGTAGACCCCTTTGTTCCGATAATTTCAAAGTCCTTCAAATCCAGATTTAATACTTTTTCTTTTGGTTTTGGTGTTTGTTTTTTTGGTTGTTGTTGTTTTATATATGTTCTAACAGGTAACCACTTATCTGTTGAATAGTTAATATATCCACGTTCTCCAATAATATTATTTGTATTACAACCGTCTTCATAAATTGTTTGCCACCCATCACGCCCCCAACCTTGTCGTTCTGGTCCCCAGTAACCGCAATAGAAACTTAAATAAAATAAATTTTTTGGTCCTTGTGAAACTAAAAATGGGGCTGCTTTATTTAAAGAACTTAAATTTTTTTTACTATCTGAAATACAATTTGTTATTTCTTCATTTTGGAAATATGTGTTTTCGTTTGACCTTGCGTACTTCGATAACGACGCACGACACATGCCATATAGGATATGACCTAATGTCCTACTATGGGAACCATAATAATATTTTACAGTTGCATTGGGGTCGTTTTCATTTAAAAAAACCTTTGTTAAGGCATCACCAAATGTTTGTTTAACTTCGCCATAAAAGTATAATGGTGATCCTTTTATATCAAATGTTTTTGTAAGTGGTTGACAACCATTAAGTTCTTTTTTACCAGGAACATCTGGACAATAATCATTTTTGTCAAGAACACCATCACCGTCTCGATCTTGTTCCAAAATAATTTTTCTATTTTCAGACGAAGTTTTTTTAGAATCATATTTCATATTCAATAAAATTTTTTCTAATAAAAGGCTCTTGTTATTCATATTATAATCCTCCTCCACTTAACTGAAATGTTATTTCTTTTGCTTTAAATTCACTATTAATATTGTTTTTGATTATTCCAACACTTTTACTTTTTGAACCGCTTGATTGTTTAGCTTTTAAACTAACTTTAGCATTGGTACACACACCAAGTACTTCATCCCAAACATTACCCTTTAATTTACACCATTGTTTTTTTTCTTCCAATGTTTTTCCAGAATCAACAACTCTATCCACCTTTTTTATAACTGGTTCTGGTTTTTTTGGTGGTATTTCATAAGGGGGTAGGCTAACGTGCCCCCTCCAAATCTTTCCATCCACAACAGGGTAGTAAGTAAAGTCGCCAAATGTACAATCATTACCTTCCAATTCCATATAAATTTGATATGTACCATTGTAGTTCTCTGTTTTGAAAGGTTCAATAAAACCTTCTACGTAGTAATATTTTATTGGATAACCTTGTAAATCAATTTGAAATGGCAAGTTCATTATTAGTGGATTATCCTGTATTTTTCCTTTACAATGACTGGCTCGTTCTTTCTCTAAAATTTCCAAATTTGTGTGGTAATTTTTTTCACATTCATCATCCCACTTCTTACACTCACCCATATTTTTTGAACATCTATCTTCGTCCCAGTGAAAACTACCTCCGAATTCCTCACACTTTTTTTTTCTGTAGCTTTTGTAATCTTTATGACCCAACCATGGGTATCTTTCGAGGCAACAATCTGCTATGGAATTTTCAGTTTTAAATTTCGAAAGTTTATAACCTTCTGTATATTCCCAACTCGAACTACTTAGTTTATATCCAAACTTCTCTAAATTTGCAGACACATTACTCATAATTGTACCATATATTATATATTGAACTTTTTTATTTGGGTTATGGGATTTAGGACCATAAAATGTTATTATTTTTGGTTTACTTTCATTAAGAATGATTTTATTTTCAGACAAAGTTTTTTTAGAATCATATATCATATTCAATAAAATTCTTTCCAATAAAAGGCTCTTGTTATTCATAATAATGTATTTGCTTTTCCTCTTGTAATTTTATATAATGACGACCAAGTAACTTTATCATCAATTGTGTTTGCAACACTTCTTGTTAAACCGGTTTCCCATTTTGTGACAGTTGGGTATGCAGCTCCAGCTGTTGCACCACCACCTCCAGCGGCAGGTGCGTCTTGTTCGCCTAATTCACCATCAAAATCATTATTAAAGGTATATTTTTCCATTAAACCAATTAATTCTTCAAGTTGCATAAAATATTTCTTTATAAATAGTTGTATATTTAAAAAAAAGTATTAATTTTGTAGTTATATAAATAATACAATATGAAAACCATTTTTAAACTTTTTATTCTTTTAATTTCATTAAGTTCTTGTGTTAAATATACACAACCAAAACTTTTATCTTTAAGTGGTGAATATCGTGTTGATAAAATAACATATGAACAAACTGATAATAGTCCATCACCACAATCAATGGTTTTCTATCCAGGTGATTTATACGTGAATCCAAACGATGTATCACCTTTTGATTCAATACCAGTTGGTTTTTTTAAATTACATATGGATTATGTACAAATTAGATTTTCACCAAGTCCACAACCAGATGGTTCAACAGTTTGGAATAAAGCTTACTTTTATAATGTTGTTGGTGAAACAAATACAGCTTTGGGTAACTTAATTATAGAATTTGAAGGAACAAGAAAGGTTTTTAATATTATTGAAGATGGTGCTGAAACATTAGTATTACGTTCAACAGGACAGTGGGCTTACGGTTCATCTGGACCAAATGAATCTATCACACTCTTTTTGACAAGAGTAGGTCCGTAAGAAAATACGGACTTTTTTATATTATTTCAACTTTAGGTAATTTGTCCGAATGTACAATGTAATATTCATTTAAAAAAGAAAGTAATAAATCTTCATCTATTGTTTGAAAATCTGAATCATCTTCATCCAATTCATCATCATCAAAATTAAAAAAATCTGTACTTTCCTGGATTAGATTATATCCAAACTCTTTTGAATCATCCAAGTTAATAACATCATTTCTTATTTCATCTTCAGAATCGGTTGTAAGTCTAAAAGAAACTTCAACTCTTTTTGTGTCTTCGTATAAGTAGTAAGAAACAATTTCTTGTATTTCCATTTTAATTATATTTTTTAAATCTTCTAAACATATCAAGTGATTCGTTTAGTTTTTCCATAAAGTTAGGAATTTCTTCATGATCAACTTCATCTCTAAAACTATCTCCGGTAACTTCATAATTCATTGGCCCGGCTAAATCTTCAGAAAAATCCCTATCAATATCGTATTCAAAGTCTTCACCCAATTCATCAAAATCAATAACAATATCTAATGAATTTCCATCACAATGTGTACATTCTTCATCATCATTTTTCATTCCAAGTGAAACATATTCTGTTTCATCTTCATTTGGAGATGGGTATAAATCGTGAAAATATTCTCTATCAACATCTGACATATCTGGAACACCTCTTAAATCAACTGTACCATTTTGTAAATCGTGTGGACCATCACCAATTCTATCTCTTCTATCAATATCTTCATTGATATTTATATTTGTGTATGGTTTTACTACACCTTTATTTGATACGGTAAGACCACCTTTATCGTTTGCAAAGTCTTGTACATATAATGGTTGTATATTTGGTTGTTGACCATATTGTGTTACATAACCATCATAAATTGTTTTATGTTTATCTAAAATGTCATTTTTTTCAGCTTGTGACATTTTGAAAAAGTATTGTGCCATAATTTATTTTTTTATTTCTTTTATTAATGCTCTTTTTGTGGTAAAAAACATAAAACCTTCACTTAATTGTCTGTCTTCTTCTTCATCGTCTTCACTAACAACTTTTCTCCATTGATCAACACCTTGAAGTAATGCAAGTTTGGACCCACTAGCCCAATTTACATAATATACATTACTTCCTTGTACATTACTCACAGACTTAACAACTCCTGGAGTTCCAGACTTAACGGGTGAAAAATTATCATCCATTATCACACACACAACTTCATCTCCGACTTCAAGTGGTGCATTTTTTAAATATTTAATTCTACTTGCCATACAAATATAAATATAGCGAAATATTTATTTGTTATGAAGATAATAATATCAGAGTCTCAATATAAAAAAATTTTACTTGAGGAAAGACAAATAAACATAGTGGATAAATTGAAAGAGTTAGAATCTTTTTTCAAAAAAGTCGTTAAAGAAACAAAAAACCAAATCGGTCTTGACTTAAATTTTTTAACAACTTGGGGTGCAACAATTGCTGGTTTTGTTATGCCAGTATCAGATTTTATTGAAGGTAAATTTCCTGAAATATCATCAACTGAATTAGCATTAATTTCAACTGGAATAATATTAACGTACTATCATTCAAATAAAGAAATGTTAGGAAAAGTATTAGAAAAAATAAAAGAAAAAGAATTGGTTTTTGAATTTGATAGTGCTTTGGATGTTGCAGGTAAATTAAAAAGTGTTTTTTTATCTTTTATTGAAAGTTTGGCAGTACCTACGGCTAAAATATCAAATATGCTTGCATATACTTTTTTAATACCAATATTACCAGAGTTATATGAAGTTGCACAAACTGGAAGTTCTGTTGATACAAAAGAAATTGTTGGTCGAAGTCTTGCTTTTTTAGTTGTTAGTTTTGGTGGTAATTTTGCAAAAAGATTAATGTTAGAAATTGTAAAAAGATTTAAATCTTAAAGTCTTCACCAACATCATAGAAAATTCCAAATGTAAGATATTCAAATTCACTTCTCCAAATTTTACAATCATAAAATAGTACACCTCTAAGAGAATCTCCACTACTTTTTAATTCTAATGTTGGTGAAATATAAAAATTGGCAGCACTTTCTATTTTATATTTTAAGTTTATAATTGTTTCACTAATTAACTCCGGTTGATGATCACATTCATCACATTCAACATTACTCAATCTAAGACTAAATACAATTTCAGAAACAGTATTATCAGCAAAAGTATCAAATTCGTCAACTTCCATTTTAATATTGTTAAGACCATATTCCGATATTAAACCAGACCTTGATAAAATAACATTTTTTATTTTTTCAACTTTAGCTGTATATTCTTGTGGTACCTTCATAACAATTACTTATAATTTAATATTTTACTTATAACATCTGTTGCTTGTTCATCGGTTAACCTATGAACATCTTTATGTGTTTTAAACCATCTTTTAACAACAACATCCATTGGTGTTTTTGTTATTTTTGATAATCTTTTAAAACCAAAAACTTGAGCGTCAAGTTCGTGTGGTTGTGTATAATATTCATAAGGATCTTCAACATCATCCCCACCTAAATCAAACGTTCCCTTAACTTTTTGTTCAATATGTCTAATTTCGTGTGCAATAACTTCATTTAGTTCACCAACCAAATCATAAGTTATTCTTGTCTTATTATTTGGGTTATATTCAATTGTAACTTCAATTATATCATCATTATGGTAGTAATCGGCATTAACCTTGAAACTTTCTAGGTCTTCATTTTGTTGTAAAATAACTTCAATAAGAAAAACTTCTCCTAAATTTGGAAATTCATAGTAATCATTTTCTTCATCATAATAATTTGGTAAATGAAATTCACCTTCATCTTCTTCTTTAAATAATTTTATAATATCTTTGACAACAACTCGAATAACATCCCTTCTTCTACCATCTTCCAAAATTAAATTTCTGAACTTCATAATAATAAATACTTTATTTGACTATAAATTAAAATATATCTATTTTTTTAAAAAATAAAATAAAGAAATGGAGTTATTAAATTCACACCCAATAAAAAAATCTGACTTAGGTTTCCACGGAAATTTGTTTGGTGGTAAACTTCTTGCTTGGATTGATGCTTCGGCTGCAGGATATGCAATGCAATTATGTGACACACCAAGAATTGTTACGGTGTCAATAGATAAATGTAATTTTGAAAAACCAGCAAAAGAAGGTCAGTTAATAAAAATTTATGGTAAACCAGCAAAACTTGGTAATAGTTCTTTAACATTATATATGGAAGCAAGAGCACACAATGTTTATACTGGTAATCAAGCTGTTGTTCTTAAAACAAATATTAGATTTGTTAGAATCGATGAAGAAGGAAACCCAATTCCAATTGGTGAAAAGGGTAAAAATAGAATTACAAATTTAATTGAAGAAAATAATGAAAATGAAAAAAGTATTTGATTTTGATAATATGACTCTGCTACCAAATTTTAGTAGTATTGAAAGTAGAAGTGATTGTGATACAACTTGTATGTTTGGTGGTCATAGATTTAAACTTCCGATTGTACCTGCTAATATGGAAAGTATAATTGATATTAATTTAGCTAAAGAACTATCAAAAAAAGGTTATTTCTATATATTACATAGATTTAATATTGATGAATTTTCTTTTGTTAAAGAAATGAAAGACCATAATTTAATTGCATCAATTTCTGTTGGTGTAAATGAAGATTCTTATTACTTAATTGACAAACTTGTATCAAAAAATTTAATACCGCATTTTATTACAGTTGATATTGCACACGGTTATTCAATTAAAATGAAAAAAATGGTTAAATACATTAAAAATAAAATGTCGAATGTATTTTTAATTGGTGGTAATGTTTGTACACCAGAAGCTGTAACGGATTTGGAGTCTTGGGGTTGTGACGCGGTAAAATGCGGTATTGGTGGAGGATCAGCTTGTACAACGTACCATTCAACCGGATTTGGTAACCGTGGTTGGCAAGCATCTATGATTAAAAAATGTGTTAAAGTTGCAAAAAAACCAATTGTTGCTGACGGTTCAATAAAAGAACATTGTGATATTGTAAAAAGTCTTGTATTGGGAGCATCAATGGTTATGATTGGTGGTATGTTGGCCGGATTTAACGAATCTCCAGGTGAAAAAATTAAAAATGAATTAGATGGTCATTGGTACAAAGAATTTTGGGGTAGTGCATCATCTTCACAATCTGGAAAAACAAATAGAATAGAAGGGATTAGAAAACTTGTACCATATAAAGAAGTTTCTATTTTTGATAAGTTAAAGGATATTGAAGAATCATTACAAAGTGCGATTTCTTATGCTGGCGGGAATCCAAATACAATAGGCTGTTTAAATACCC